GCTCCGGCGGCATTGACTCCTCAAGTTGTTTAATTGCAGCCAGCTGATGGGGCGTACCACGGAAAAACTGGAAAAACGGCAGCAGGGCAAGACCCATGGCCATCAGCAGCAGGGTTAGCTGGATAATGCCGGACCCCACCTACTTTTCAACTCTTGTGTCAGGCAACAGCAAATCCTTCAGATGCTTGACCGCAAGATCGTCTAAATCGTTGTCGGTGCGAGTAACGATCCGCTCCAACATCGCCACAATCAGCTCTTTGAACGCCCGCGATTTCCAGGCGGTCATCAAAATCGGTTTGAGGATTAGAAGCATTTGCTTGACCTCGTTACGCTGTAACGGTAGCTCTATCTCGCTATGGCCACCAATCCTGAGGATCAGCACGAAAAGGAAGGCGTCAACGTCGCTGATCTCGTCAAATGCGCTGTCCTAGTTTGGAGCGCCACACTTCTCACCGTCTCTTATCTGGGCTTCTTCCCTCAGATGAAGATGGACAATACGTTCGTGGCTTCATTGCTCACTGGTGCGATGGCGTCGTTCGGTATCGAACGCAAGACCAATGGAAATGGCAATAAGAAGCCGAATATCATTGATAACAAAGACACCAAAGCTGGCATCAAATGAATCGCTCACTCTTGGTATTGGGCATCACATTGGCAGTCGCTTTGCCTGCCCGTGCTGATCTAACCCACAAAATCCAAAGCTCAGTACAGCTGGAGGTCGGTGGTGCTTCTACTCGCGCTATCCGTGTCGGCAATAGTTACAGCATCAGCGGTTCAGGTGTCAGCACCACTGATGGCTCAACTGCTGGTGTTGTTGGCGGTCTGGGTGCTCACACTAATGGCGTTGGTGCGTTAACCACTGTCACCGCTTCACAGGCAACCAGCGGCAACACCTTTAGCTTCGCAAACAGCTACACCATTGGTGACACCATTCCAACGTCCGCTCCAACCGTCGGCGCAGTACCTGCTTTTGGCGATGTCACCTCAACTGCTGCTGGCACGCCAGGAGATCTTGCCGGCACCATTACGACTGCAGGCGCTGTTACGGTCACCGCTGGTGGCGCCAATACCAGTGCAATCGGTCAAGTCATCAGTGAGCTGACCACACGGTGAAACGGCTAATCATTCTGTTACTGCTGCCTTCTCCAGCAGTTGCAGTCCCGGTCGTTCCAAACTTCAGCCAAGGCATAGTCTCGTCTCACACTGAGTCCAAGACGGTTGTAAAAGAGTCGATCGTCTCTGAGTCGTATCGCACAGGCTTTGAATACAGCGTGAGCGGCACTGGCGTTCAACCAACTAGCGGTATCGTTAGCCCGCCTGCAGGCAATAAATCGCTGAACCTCTCAAGTCGATCAACCTGGAAACAAACCGTTCCAGGGGCTGTATTCCAGTATGCAGAGACTTACAGCGGTCCGGGCTTGATTGAAAAAGTCGTGATTGATCGCGAGACAATCATCGAAAGCGTCACCGAGTCAACCAGCACGTTTAGCCAATGAGAGCGACAGCATCTGCTCTGCTCCTAAGCCTGCTCTACACCGCTCCAGTAACAGCACAAATCAGTGCAACTGCATCACCCGTAAGTAACAGCAGTGGTTCAGTCGTCAACCAAGCTGTGCAGATTACGCCTGGACAGTACATGAAGCACAGCTATGGATCTCAGATCCAGTGTGACTCAAGCACGCTAAATATTTCTCCCTTTGTTTCGTCGACGAATTCTTTTGGCAAGCCAGACAATCAGTATTATCAAGAGCCGGTCTACGACAACAGCGACAACTTTGGCCTAATTGACCCAGAAACAGGACTTGATGGCCCAGATGGCGTTCCAGATAACCCCGGCAAAGTCCTTTACTACAAACCGCAGCGCACAGGCTACCGCCAGAACTTCAGCAATAACTTCGGCATTACAGCTACCTTCTCAATCCCTTTGGATCGTGGACCGATTGAACTCTGCAAGCAGGCAGCTAAAAAACAAGTGGCGCTCTACGAGCAAGCCCTAGCGGACAAGCGCCTCAACTACGAAATGGGACGCCTCAAGGCTTGTGCTGAAGCTATTAGAGAAGGTTATGGCTTTGCCAAAAACTCCCCCTTCGCTGCCATTTGCGCTGATGTTGTACTTAAACCCGTACCAGTTGAAGATCACACGCACCAAATCATTTACCCAGAGCCCGTCTTAGATCGCGAATGGCTTGATTCCGGTGACGCTGAACAGAACGCCGCTCCTGTAAAGATTCCAGTCTCTCCGTACGGCCAAGCTTCTGATTAATCTTCTTCACCACCTTCTTCGTAACAGGCTTGGCAAGCTTCTGCAGTATTGACGCGATTGGCTTGGCAAAAATCGCCACAGACGTGGCAACCGCAGCAGTTAACGCAACCGAAACGGTTGGACCCGCATCAGGCACATAGTTTTCAATCACCTGCCCAACAGGTACCGAATCCCAAATCTTGATGCACTTGCCATCCTGCAGCTCATAACCGGCCAAGATCTTTGTCCCTAATTTGTTAAACGATCCGATTTCTTTCGCACCGAATGGCGGGCAAGGTGGATCTTGCGACATATTTGAATCGCCGGAAGCAAAGACCGGTGCTACACCAAGAGGGGACTGGGTCGGAGCTGCTACCTCCGGCCTTTTTATTGGCACCTCAGGCGGTTTAACCCAGGTAAAATCACGCGGTCTGTAATCTGGCGCTTCGTAAACAGGCACCGCTCCATCACACAAGGTGACTGTGCCTCGTGGGTCATCTTGGAAAGTTTCGACGCCTTTGCCTTTGGTTAGCCTGGCCCGAACACATCCAGGCATATCAATAACTGGAAACGCCGCAGACGTCACCGGCGGTGCTACTGGTAAAACTGGTGGTGGTATCGGCTGACCAACAGAGATTGTTGGGACGCCTACTGCATTCACTCCAATCTGACGGATCTCAGGCATGAAATCAGAACGGTTTACAGCAGGTCAGCTTTGGATTGAGCGCAACCGTAGAAGGGAAGGCCCGCCTGTTGTTTACACCGTAATGCTCGGTAGAACAGCAAGACTATTCACCGACTCAAAAGCCATCCTCAAATTCGTTAAATGGCCCAAGAGCACTCCAACCGGTGATGCTTTACGCGAATGGCTTGCGTCGTTTGACAAGAAACCAGAAACACCCGCTCCAAAACTCGATATGACACAGATCAAAGCTGAAGGTTTCGGACCTGAAGCCCATGACAATGATCCAACCGCCAACACCAAAATGGTGACGTGAGCAATTTTCGGCTATAAAAGACATGTCTCCACAAGACACTTGAGAACCCCGCTATTGACTTAGAGGCGGGGTTTTCTTGTGTCAAGGCAGCTTGAAAGGCACAGCTGGACCAGTGCTGGTCGGAAGTTCTGGCATGACCTCATCAATCTGACCAGGCACCATGTCAGTGATCATCTCAGTTAGCTCAAGCTTCAGCTCACTGACGTAACGCTTGGTTAGTGACGGGATGCGCGTGTAAAGCATTACCGATCCAGCAACCATCGCTCCAGACATCACGAAAGATGCGACGGACATCACGTTGAAAAGCTTTTGCATGGCAAGAAAAAACCCCTCCTGCTGTGTGAGACCAGAAGGGGTACAGCTCTACGCAGTTACAAACTAGCTCAGAAACCCCACTTCAGGCCAAGTTTGCTGCCAACAGAAAGCTCATCGCCAGTGATGCCGCTCAGCTCTCCATAGACAGAGACCTTTTCAGCAACAGCGACAGAACCACCGAGCTTGCCAGCAAACTCAACTTCATTGTCGCCACCGTTTGGCATAACCAGTGCAGGACCTCCCTGGATGTAGTAGCTGTAAGCGCCAGAACCGCCTTCAAAACCAACATCAAGGTTCAGCGTTCCACCCAGGTAATCGTCGCCGTAAGAACCACCATTGAATTCAGGGTTCACGTAGACGTTTGCGAGAGCAGGAGATGCCAGCGCAGCTGCCGAAACGGCGACACCACTCGCAATCAGAGTTTTGATCATTGGAAGAGGAACTAAGACTTTCCTTGGCCACGGTATCGCTTTCTGCCCCTTTTGGGGCGACTGTTTGTGCCATTACCCTGTCGCGTCCGTTTTGGTTTGCCCTCAACAAAATTGTTGCCGCTCAGTGATTTAGCCATTAGATGCCGTCAGTTGTATCTAGGTTTTGATACTTCAGAGCTAGGCCAGTAAACAAACCATGCTGTGGATGGCTGATCTGATCGCGGCCATCAAGGAAAAACAATTCCTCAAGCCATAGCGTCCTAGCGGCCATTGCTTGCACATCCTGCGCTCCAGGCTTAGAGGCGATCATCGGGTCAGGGCGCTTCATATGGTTCAGTTGGCCATGTCAACAGCTTAGTAGCCGAATTCGGTCTTGAGATCATAAATGACTTCGTCAACAATATCCCGCATCTCGCTAAACACTGGCAGGTTGCCCCCAGTGCGGGCCGTTAATGTATAAACAGCAAGCACGTTATTTTGGGTCGTACTTTCGCTCCACATTGCGGAGTTGAAGAACTGAGTGCTTGTGTTGTTGTACTTGTTGATTGTGCCAAAAGATGTACCCCACTTGGGGTGACCTATAAGCATATACAAAGAATTGCAACTTGGGTCGTTAGCGCCATGAGTGCTCATGTAGCTCGAATACACAGTAAATCCATCAACAATTGAGCCGTTATAAATGTCAACTTGCGATTTGCTGCCTCCGCCATCAGCTCCTGAGTTGCCACCCACCATCCAACCGCACCATTGGTTACCAGTATTGCCAGTAGTTCCAGCGACAATTAAAGCCCCGCCATTAGCGTTCTGGCTGCCGTTTGAAGTCCATCCGCCTGCTACATAGGAAAAGTCGCTTACATTTGGATGCACGTACGTTTTGGCAGATATACCGCCAGACGAAGTGTTGTTGTAATAAATTGAATCTGGATGACCACTAACACTGGCGACAGTGCTGGGACTTTGGTTGCTCCTAGTACTGCTTGTTACAGGTTGAGTAAAGTTTGCATTGTCGAACATATCATTGCCGCCATCAGCGACATATTGAGCTTGAGAGCCAAAATAAATATTATGCTGATTAGTTGTTAACTTGTAATCAGCCCTTCCTCCTCTTATTGCGTCTCCAATTTTTTGCGTCTCGTCGCGCAAATCGGCGACCTCTACCACCGAGGGTGTCGTCATGATAATTTTGTGCAACATAATTAGCTTGGTTCAGTTGGCCAAGTGACGCCTCGAGGAAAGCTACTTTGAGCTGGCACGTCTCGCAAGTTTTGCCGATATGTTGCCCAATCTGTACTACTTACTGTTGAGTCAGGCAGCTGTGTCCAGTCAGAATCAGCTAACTTCTTGTTTCTAATTTGCCTGGCATTAGCCGCTAATTCTTCGTCGACCTTGGCTTGCTCTTCTTCAGTGTAAGAAACTACGCTCCACTGCTGTGTCCAGCGCCCGTCAACTAGCGCAGGGGTGAGTTGTACCAGCTTTCTTGTATTGCTGTCATACGTTGGAGGCGTTGACTCGAAGACCGTTACGACGCCAAAGTCAGCCTCCAAATCCCTGCCTTCTAATGGCAACAGAAAAGAAGTGTTGGGGAAACGACGCTTGACATCGTTGACCTTGACTGGGTACTGGGTGATTTCTCCAGTCTCTGAATCCAAGAAAGCCAGCATTAGAGTGTCCCGATAAGACCACCGTAAAGAGTGGTGCCAAACTTCCAGAATTGAATCAAATTATCATCATTCGCCGTCAAGCTCGGCACAGAGCCGTCAACCCAAGTCATCGTGGGGTATGTAGTCGTATAACTTGCCGGATTGTAGCTGACCAAGATTGACTCGCCAGAAGTCAATGAATCCGTAAAAGTAAAATTACCACTAGCGGTTATAGTCACCATGCTGTAACTAGCGTTGTCCAATGCAAGAGACGCTGCAGACGAGTAAGCGTTAAAACCTTCAGCGAAATTTGCAAACGTTCCAGATGCCCCAGCGACCGTAATAGTTTTAGTCGAGCCAGTACCCGTAACAGTAATATTTGCTCCCACAATATTCAAAACCGTTGCGTTAGAGCCAAGAGTGGTTCCCTCTTCTTGAATCGTAACTGCGTTGTTACCTGTCACTAAAGCGTGACCACCTGCAGTGCTTCCGTCGTGAACACGAAGATTGTTGTTAGTCTCGTCGTACGAAAGCTCTCCTGCTGCTCCAGTGAAAGCGTCATTCTCGGCCGACGTGCCTCTTCGTAGTTGAACCTGAACTGACATTAAAGGACTCCGTAGTCAACAGTAGAATTGACGGCTTCAGTGACAAGGCCAAAATCAGCTTGGTTTGTCCCTCCCCGAATGTCAATAGTTTTTGTTGCGCCACTGCCAGTAGCAGTAACCGCTCCACCTGTGAAATTTAGCGTAGTTGCTGCAGTGGACAACGCGGTGCCTTCATCCTGAATTGATAAAGAACTGCCGCCGCCTCCACTTCCGACTTCAACAACGGTTCCACCGTCAGTTTTCGTGAAGACCCCGCCATCAGTGGTGTTAATTGCGAGTTCACCTACAACAAGATCTGAGGCACCAGGATCAGTGGTGCCACGCTTTTGCTTGATCGTGTTTGCCATTAGAAGGTGCCACCGTCAACGTCGAAGCTAGAAGCAGTTCCATTTTCAAGAAATGTCACCAAGTCGCTAAGAGCTACTTGCTTCATAGTTCCAGCGTCGTTGACAACCATCCGATCCGCTGATGCCAATGTCGTTGACGTCGCAGAGGTGCCGCCGTCTAAAAGATTGAGCTCAGCAGTGGTTACTGTGGCTCCATCGAGGATCCCAATCTCAGTCGCACTCAGTGCCGCCAAAGCTGCTGGGGCTCCGTGCGGCATTCCAGCAAGTGTTGTCAGGTCTGGGTCATAAGCCTGAACATCAGTGCCAATAGCAAGACCAAGATTGGTACGAGCTGTAGAGGCATCAGTCGCTCCAGTGCCGCCACTTGCAACTGCAATCGCAGTACCACTCCAGGTGCCAGTGCTGATTGTGCCAACGCTGGTCAGGCTTGAACCCGTGACGCCAGAACCAAGAGTGCTGCTGCTGAGAACACTGGTGCCATTGATCTTGAATTCTTTGCCCGACGCAAGATCGATATGCTCACTTGCAGTCCAGCTGTCAGTGCTGTTAACCCAGTTAAAGGTTTTGTCGGTTGCACCTTTAAGCGTGATACCACCGCCATCTGCAGTGGTGTCAGTTGGGTGTGCGACTGAACCAAGCTCAAGGTTCTTGTCGTCTACCGTTACCGTAGTGGAATTGACGGTCGTAGTGGTTCCGTCAACGGTCAGGTTGCCTGAAACCGTGAGGTTATTGTCAAAAGTGGTGTTACCTGAAAGCGTTGCACCGCTGAGGTCAACCGTTCCAGTGAACGTCTTATTACCTGAAATGGTTTGAGCGGTGTCAAGCGTCGTAAACGCTCCATCACCACCGATTGCAATAACTGACGAGCTGGTGCCATCGCCATCATCGCCCAAGCCGTAATACAGCTTGCGGTCTGAACTATTCTCGTTAAAAGCCAACTCCGAAGGAGCAAGCGTTGTAGGGGCTCCGGCGCTTCCAGTGCCAGCACGCTTCTTGATCCGAATAGTGTTGGCCATTTAGAAATCGCCTCCTTTAACGATTGAAGAGATGGTCCAGGTGCTGTCAGCCTTGTACTCCCCAGAGGCTGAGTCGTAGTAGATGACGCTCTTGTTAACTTTAGCGGTTTGATCCAGGGTAAATCCAGAACCTGCATCGCCTTGAGCCCCCTGTGGACCTTGTGGTCCGACAGTCGTTGCAGTTACTGTCGTCGTGACTGGATTCTGAACAACCGTTGACGAGCCATCCTCAGTGACCGTAACGGTATTGTTGGTCGCGGTTACATTTACCGTCGTCATGGCGCTGTATATCCCTGGCTTACGAAGATCACACCTTCCAAGTAATACTCGCGATTGCCGCTGCCATCCTCAAGCAATACGTCATACCGCAACTCATCAATGAAGGTTGCAGTCTGAGTGTCGGTCAGACTGATGGTGATTTGACCGTTGGTGCGGTTGGTGTAAGCAATCGAAAAATCAGCGTATTTCGTGGTGCGACCTTCGTTCCACGCTTGCGCATACGCGGTGTAGCCAGTCAGATCAATAACAGCGTCGTTACCGTCCTTGAACTGCAGCAGCACGCTGTAATCAGCCCGGCGCTGGAGCGTAATGTTGTACGTGCCAGGCTGAACGGCCATAATCGCACCCCAATAGCGTCACTTTAGCGGAATGTCACCAGGGCGTACCAGTGCCAGT